AATGGCACGAACCTAGAAAATTGAATAGATTTTCCAGATTTTTGGTCATTGCTACCATGGATCTTTCTGATCCTGGTATCAGCTAAACCCTTATGCTGAATAACCAACATGTTTATCGATAACGACTTTCCCAAGCTATTGGGTGCGGAACTGTACCGCCCTCATCCAGCTTACATTGTGGAAATGGCGGCTGAGCCCGTCGTGGTCCATGACTTTACCAAACAGCCTGGACAAACTGTCCAGCTTGACCGCTATCGTTTCTGGGGCAACCCTGGGACGAAGACCAGCCGCGAGCGTACCCAAGATCAAACCATCGGTTCCGCTAGCAGCCGTGCCATCGTAAAGGACAAGGTTTTGGTCAGCCTCCGCGAGTTAATTGGTAGCTCCCTTGCCGCGTAATCGGCACTGAATAATAGGGTGAATTGCTGGAAACCTTCCAACCTTTAAGGCACTCATGCCTTATACTGGTCTAGGTAATCAGCAGCCAAGCCGTCTAGGAATAGGCGGAAGGTTCAACGACTACCATTGTCGGATGCAGCCTTTAAATGGACATTGATGACCGGAATTTTTTAATTGGGTGCACACTTGGCGACGGGTGCATAAGAAAAGATGCCCGCACAGACTCTTGTACATTTGTACTAAGTCGTGTAGAACGTCACAAGGAGTATGCTGCTTGGCAACTAGAAAAGATTAATTCAATTCTAGGATCAAAAGCTACACTAAGAAGTTTTATGGACAAGGGCAAATATCCTGCCGTACGCTTCGGTGCTTCCAATAAAAAAATACTTTCTTCTATTCATTCGCTTTTATATCCAAATAACGTAAAGACCTTTACTTCTGAAGTTCTTTATTTACTTGGGTTACGTGAATTGGCACTATTTTGGATGGATGACGGCTCTTTAGAAGTAAGAAAACGTCAAAAACCACGTAGTGTAAAAATTGAAAGAACCGGTTGGCTAGCTGTTTGTACAGATGAATACCAAGCTAACATTGTTGGCGACTGGATTCATCACTTGACAACAGCTAGATACACCAAAGTTCAACATAAAAGCGGAAGATACTATTTGCGCTGGCATTCGGCTCAATTCCGTTTGTTAGTAAATGCAATTCAACCTTACATTCTTCCGTGTGTTGCATATAAAACCGACCTCAACCGTACATGCTCTGTTAAAGAGTGGTTGAGCGAGTCCCAACATCAGACACTGATAGTGGACGATAAGATGGCACGAGCGCCCTACACCCAATTGGTTTCACCCAAGGGTGATGATATAGTCTGAACTTGTGGGATGGAAAACCACAAGAACTGAAAGATAAAGAACTTTCAGGATAACAAATTGATACCGGTCCTGCTGACCCGAACAACACCAACCTCCCGAGCACCTTCAAGATTGCTCGTGAGACCCTGATGACCGCTCAGCGTCTGCTGCTGGACACTGGGAACCTTAACATGTTCCACCAGTCCATCGGTTCGCTGACCCTGCTGGACGACTACCGCCGTTGGAGGGACCGTGTGTTCCTTGATGAAATGGCTAAGTCTGAGTCCCGTGGCGCCTCTGGCGATACCCAAGGCGGTTACTACTACCCTAATGGCAAGACTAAGTCTGCCTCCACTACCCTGAACTCCTATAGCGCTACTGAGTACGCCTCAGAACGCTACAAGTTCAACGTGAAGACCGACCTTCTGGAAGTGGTTCGTCAGCTGCGTAAGCGCAACGTTCCCGTGTTCCAAGATGGTTACTACCGTTGCGTTGCTGACCCTTCATTCATGAAGGATCTCCGCGCTGACCAAGGCTTCCGTGAAGTGGCTCGTTACCCAGGTATGGGCCAAGGCAACCCTCTGATGGGTGCTGGCGCTCCTAACCAAGCCATCTATGGCGGCGGTCAGTACGGCCAAGCCATGTTCGTGGCTGGTGAACCTGTAATGCCTACCGGTTTTGTATTTGAAGGTGTTCGCTTCTTCGAATCAACCAACTTTGCTGATAAATCCATCACCGTTGATATCGGTGACGGTGCTGGTGCCATTACTCATACAACTCCTCCTGGCCTTTTCTTTGGTCCTCAGGCTGTTGGCGTAGGCATCGGTGGTCCTAATGCTCAGGTTCTGATCAACAACAACGACGACTTCAGCCGCTTCATCATCCTGATTTGGCAGCTGTACGCCGGTTTTGCTAACCTGAACAAGGACTTCATCACCTCTGCTTTCACCGTTATTTGAGGATAGGAGGTAACTAAAAATGGCAACCTACAAGTCAAACGCTGGTAACATTCTCCAGCCCGGCGCTCAAATCAATCGCCTCTCCTCCTTCAACACTGAAGGTGTATATGCCTGGCCCGGCATTGAAGCTTTTGAAATGGTCGGTTATGTAAAGATTAGCAACTTGGCTGCCGATAAGGCTAGCTACAAGAGCTTCGACATCACCGTGCCTTCACCTGATCGTCGCCCTGATGATCGTGTACGCGATAACCGCACCTCTCTGACGGTTAACGCAAGCACCTTGCGTCCTGCCTATATTTACGGCGCTTCTATCGCCGTAGCTAAGGACACAACCACAATCGGCTTCCCTGCCGATCCCGTGACTGCTGACATTGGCGGTACCTCTACAGAGCTTTTGCTCCTAGGTCCCAACAATGGTGGAGTTCCTTACGGCATTCCTAGCACCCAGGCCAACGGTCTGGCTGCTGCTACCTCCTACCTCACCGCTGCCTCAAGCTTGTTTGCTCAAGGCGCTGGCGCTGTTGCAGGCGGTGGCACTGCCGGTATCGTTCCGTTCCCCACCTCTGTAACCACTGCTGGCATCGTGGCGGCTGACCTTGCGAACTCCATGTTCTACAAGGTTACCTCCGACATCACGTTCAAGGTGTTCAACACCACTGGCGTAACCGCTACCACCGTTAACGGTGCTGGCGTGTTCATCAGTCAAGCTGCTTCTGACGCTGGTCAAGCCGGTTACCTCGTGTGCCGCGTAAACTACCTGCGTCCCGCTGCAGCTGTTTCCTGGAATGACATCCAGGGCTTCATTGACTTTGCTTCTCAGGTTGGCGGCGACGACATCTGATACTAGTCAATAAGGGTTAAGGTGGGTATTGTAGTGGTATCTGTCATTTCATTTCTCGAATGCTGTATCAATACAAGCCCACCGGCTCCCTTCTTGAAGTTGTTTCTCAACATGGGGAAGGCATCCTCATGTGCGTGGATTCTCAAGATGAGGTTTGGTACGTAGAAGAATCGGATCTAATTCCTCATCTTGACGCCACCAACGAAAAAATTCGTACAGAAGAACGCCTTGTAGCGCAGCTTGAAGAAGAAGGTGTCAAGCCTGCAAAAGTAACTAACAGGGAAACATTCCCAGTTGATATTCGAATTAATATCAATACTGCTAGTGCAAGGCAAATTGCCGACGCATTACCGGGTGTAGGATTGAAGACAGCACGAGACATTAAGGACCTTCAATCTTCAATGTCTGGTGAGAAGTTTGTCAAACTAGAACAACTCAAATCTATCAAACGAGTTGACTGGGATGAAATTCTTAAAGAAAATCTTATCCGCGTTGAGTAATGCAACTCGATAGTTTCCTCAAGTCAAAAGTTCGCTGGCACCTGGGATACAACACTACAAGTGTCCCTGCCGGTGACCAAGCCCGTCTTGAGGAAGCTGTCAACAACATTCCGGATTCGTTCTGGTATTCAAAAATTGTCGAACAGATCGGTCGGTGCGACCAAGCAGAGAAACGCACTGACATGACTGGTAGCGTTAACAACAATACTGTTCCACGTAATCGTATTGAAAGCATTGCAGGTGACGTAGATCGTACGATTGCGACTTCTGATTTTAAAGAAACGCTTAAAACTTGGACGACAATTTATATATACGAGACGGATCGATTAGCTCTACATCTTTATGTTCCAAATTACCGAAACCCTGAACAGGCGCGGTATAGGTTTAATCGAGAAGGCGCCGAATTTATTCAGGCGCTACCAGGCCCTGCTGACGTTGCCGTTGGCACTAGGCTCATGCTTTCAAATAGTTTCCGCTGAGGAGATTAACGATATGCCTACCACAAGTCAAATTTTAGGTTTAACGCCACAGGAAAAAGCCGCTGCACTTTTCACTGCTTCTGGAGAAGCTGGTCCTGGAAGAGATCCATTGGGTGTCTTACAAACGATCTTAACTCGAAAATTTAAAAGCGGTGGAAATATTGCTGACCTTGTAAAGGCACCCCAGCAGTTTGTTGCTAACGATCCTTATACGCGTGCACAAGTAACTGATCCTAATTACGGCACCAAAGTGCATGGTTCAAGGTATAAACAAATTGAACAAATGTTTGAAAATCCTTCACAGATGGTGCAGGCGTTCCAAACCGGGCAAGGTGCTGAGCAGTTCCGTGGTCAAAGCTTGCTTGGCAATAAACAAAAGGGCGACGTTATGTTTGACCCTAAAGGTAATTTTTACTTTCAAACTAACCCCGGTTTAGCTAAAAGTTT